ATAACCTGCCCCCGGGGAAATCTCATTGCTGTAATCACAATGGGTGAATGTACCTCAATAAACTTCTTATCCAGATAATCCTCACCATCATCCGTCATTGCAATAAGATTATCGCAATTAGTGAGTTTAATATATGTACATATCATTCGAGATCTACTTTAATGAGTTTATATGAGAACTCTTCCTCGTTATAAATTTTAATCCGTTCTATCATATGTAGCAGAGTATAATTCTTCTTGGTCTTCCAGGTCATATCATCACCAATATCATATAAATTACAAGACACCTTGGTATCATTGCGACGTAATCCTCTACCTATAGACTGTAGGTTACGGATACGAGATTTAGTAGGAGATGCAAATATAATATTGTGTAGATTCTTAATATTCACACCCGTGGAAAAAGTACCATAGGATGCCACAATAATCGCATCCTTTTCTAATTCAGTAATTCTCCTAATATCTTCTCTCTGCTCGGTATCCGTACCCCCGTATACAAAAAATACTTTTCTTTCGCTGTCCTTATCATGTATCATTGCATGCAGGGCTTTACCATGCTTTTCTACAAATTGAAATAAGACCAGGGTGTTACCTTCCTGCTTCAGGGCAAGATTCCTTATGAATTTATTTCTGGGATCATGCTGCACCAAGAAATCCATCTCCTCCTGATAGGTAAGACCCTTATTAGTCTTCTTAATGCTATCGGCATATTGCAATACAATACCGAAGATAATTAATTCGGCTAGTTGATCCTTATCCATTAACTCCCGAGTAGTCACCACCTTGAGTACAGGACCAAATAGCCCCTCCAGTACCAACTTATGAGTTTTACTTCCATCCAATGTACCGGTAGTTCCAATACGGTAAGGCGTATTTACACACTTATGTAATATGCTGGTTAGGGACTTGGCTTTAAACAAATGCGCCTCATCTCCATATATTACATCTACCTTGGAGAAATATAATTTAGGTAAATTATAGATAGACTGCCAGGTAGATATAGTTATGGGCAGAGTAGTATGCTTATCAAAACCACTGTATACTTTAGCACAATTATCCTCCACACTCCATCCATTTTTTTCTGAGTAGTCTTTAAAGTCAGAATGCAATTGCTCCACCAAACTAGTCGTAGGAACTAGAATAAGTTGCTTTCTTTTAAAGCGTTCATGCCATCTAATTAGGCAATAAATTATCAGACTCTTACCCGACCCCGTGGGGGATAGCAACATACGTCTACTATCCACAATAGCATGATAAATCGCCTCTAGTTGATAGTCCCGTATACCCTGATTACCGGGCAGCGATAGATTTAATCCTTCGCAAAACTCTTTCACCTCTTCCATAGTTATATCTTGAAGGCAAAACTCTTCCTCATTAAACTCTACGGTATAGTTATTAACCTCGGCGAAATGCTCCACATAGCTCTTCAACCCCACATATATGGTACAGGTCAAGAGATGGAAGAGATGTATCTTGCCATCCCATCTCTTGTTTCTATACAGGGGGCTAAACTTTGCCCCGGGTACATCAAAGGAGAAGTGCTCGTTCAACTCATAGGCCACCGATGGATCACAGGTAACTTTCAGATAGCATTCATCTATCTTACTGATAATGATATCAGCCATTACATTACTCCATTAGTTAATTTACTCCATTCGATAAAATTCTTTATATCGAAAGATCGTGAGTTTATAGAACGCAGTATCTGTTCCAGTGTAAATATAATGGTTTTAAAGTACTCGAGTTTATCCTGCAACTCAATAATATCTTTATCAATATCCACCATATCACCAAGTTCGGCGCGCAGGGGTTTATTGCCCTGATACTGCATCCAACCCAGCTCCTCCAACTCCTGCCTACTCATCTCACCTCGATAGTAACGATTCTTTAATCGCTTGGTATTAAGATAGTCTGACTCGGCTTTACGGTGTTGAAGTTTAACTTTAGATAAGAACGTAAGATACTTCGAATGAAGCGAAGGAATATTAAGTGCATCATTCCCCAGATCAAGGGGATTTAGTTTACAATCTTTATCCCAAGCTTCAGATAGCTCGGTTAGTTTCACGTGTTACTCCGGTAACTCCAGGGTAATTACTTCCTGCTTGGGGGCATCAGCCAATTCTGGTTCATTAAAGTTAATAATGGCAGAGGGGTTACCCTGGAAGCAAAAATGACCATAATGATTAAGAGAGATAGAAGGGTCCAGCCATATATCGCCACCTATTTCTTGCCATCTACGGCAGAAGGTATAATCTTCAGAAAGATAGCGACGATCCACCGGATCAATCATAGTATCAAACATAGCATAGAAGTGATCTTTCATTCCAGGATCAGAAATATTCACATCGTTGTTATACTTAAACTCTGGATATGCTTTAATCATCTTAAGAATAGCGTCACGCCGGATCATCATAAAGCCGGTACCTGCATCATGGAGTTTAATTAACCCATTTTCGACTGCAATTTGCTTTAATTCTTTATTAATAAACTTAAAATTGATAGCATAATCAGACCCCATAGCAGCAATTTCGCGGTCTGTAAATACTTTATCTTTATTGCTAGTCTCAGCTAGACCACTTCTAATCCTATCCCAAGCCACACCCTTTTTAGGATAAGCACCCACCACCACATCCTTATCATGGGCGTAGAGCTTTAATACATCTTCAGTTTGAAACTCAATATCTGCATCTATAAACAGTAAATGCGTATAGTCAGAATTAAGAAAGTATGCTAGTAAGACATTACGAGCGCGTGTGACCAGGGATTCGTTGGCAATGGTACCAAATGCCAGGGGAATTTGGTGATGATTAAAAAACGTCATCAGCTTAATTACCGATCTGAAATACGGCTCATTAAGTTGACCTCCATAGCAGGGGGTCGCCACAAAGAATTTATTCTTACGTACATCATCTAGTTTCAATTCAATTTTCTTTACTGCCATAGTATACTCCAAAGTTAAAATTACAAAGCTTCAATATCGAATATGGTATATTTAAAAGAAGCAATACCTACAAAATATTCTACTGAGGCGGAGGTAATATCAAAATCCAACGCTTCAACAGAGACCGGGAACAAATCTTTAAAATTTAAATTAGTTTTAGGATTATTATTACTATCTAGTATAGTCAGGGTAGCATCTGAGTAAGCTACCGCTGTTGGTATACCCTTAGAATCTCTAACGAAAGGGAATCTATTAAGACGTTCATTGGCAAATCCTTTGAACTGATTATAGTTGTTTGGGAAGCCAAGTGCCACTAACCAGGTATATATTTCCATATAATTAGACATATCTTCTGATATAAGAAACCGTATGGTAAAATCTCCAAAGGCCATCTTATCACCATATATGGGAATGTCCAAGAATGGGTTGGGCTGGACTGCAAATCCCAGCTGCACCGATGGCAGGTTGGCAGACTGGCAAGTATAGGCCACCCCAGGTAAGTCTTTTATCACAAACCTAAATGCATTGGGTCTGAGATAGTTAACAACCGTGGTGGTGGCAATGTTGGTTACATTGCTTAAGATCGAATTTAAATTTGATGTAAACATATTTTATACCCCTTGCAATATTTATAACAAAAAAAAGGAGCGGTTAAGCTCCTTTTCTAACCCAGCCCGCAAGCCAGGGTCCGTTCTTTTGACGGTTCGTAGATTACATCAGGTTGGTAACCTTAGTACGACGATAGTACTGATTACGACCCACTGTTAACGTTTCAGCATCAGCAACAGCGCTGTTGGCGTTAGTTGTAACGTATGGGTTAGCAATCATACCATAACGAGTCTTGAAGCCAATCTTTGGCTGGAAGCTGTTAGGATCCACTGCACGAACCATTTGTAGAGGAACATATGGGCAATAGAAAATACCAGCATCATATGGAGAAGTACCTTTGTAACCAACCACATAGAACTGGTTAGCAGCACCTAGGTTAGACGAATACGGATCCACATATACTTTGAAACGACCGTTCAGTACTCCGGCAAATGTATTACCTGTATCATCAACGTTGAGGTTGGTGGACAGAGCAGGAGTATAATCCA